TTTTTTTATTAATTTTCATAAACACTTTGTATTTAATAACTATAATGAATTGAGGTAATTATGAGAATAGAATTAAATACAGAGCAAGTCTATGCTATATATGAATTAGAGCATTGGTGGCATTCTAGAGATAATCAGTTATTTCAAATAACTGGTGGTCCTGGTACTGGTAAAACTACTCTTGTTAGATATTTTATAGAAAGACTTGGATTAAAATTAGAGAATGTATTATTCGTAGCGTATATGGGTAAAGCTGCTTCTATATTACAAAGAAATGGATTACCTGCTAAAACGATACATTCAGCAATTTATGAATATAAAGAAGTTATAGATAGAGATGAAAATGGTCATATGATAATCAAAGAGAATGGTAAACCTAAGCTAAAGCATTTCTTTGAGTTAAAAGACCATATTAGTAAGAAAATAAAATTAATAGTATTAGACGAGGGTTCCATGGTTGATGAACAAATTGGAACTGATTTAATGTCTTTCAATATACCAATTATTATATTAGGAGATTTAGACCAATTACCCCCAGTATTTGGAAAACCATTCTTCTTACAAAATCCTGATGTAAGATTAACTCAGATTATGAGACAAGCTGAGGGTAATCCTATTATATGGTTATGTAGACAAGTATTAGATGGAAAAGAATTAAAATATGGGGTATATGGAAATTCTTCTATTATAAAGAAATCAGAGATAACTGATTTTCATTTTAAAAATACAGATATGATTATTACTGGTACTAATAGATTAAGATATAATATCAATAATTACTGTAGAGAATATATTAAAGGAATTAAGAAACTTGAATATCCTCATATAGGAGAAAAAGTTATTTGTAGAAAGAATAACTGGAATCAGTGTTTAAAAGGTGGAATATATTTAACTAATGGAACAGCTGGTTTTGTTGATTATATCTATAGAGATTCTTATAATAAGAAAACTATGAAGATGGATTTTAGACCTGATTTCACGAAAAGTGTATTTAGGAACATAGAATTTGATTACAAGCATATGTATGCTGTACCTGGACAGGAAACTGTAGATAATAACTTTGGTTTCTTTTATGATAAGATGGAATATGCTTATGCTATTACTTGTCATTCATCACAGGGAAGTCAATATGGGAAAGTAATGTATATGCATGAAGATTTTATGAGAGACCCAGATGATAGAAAGAAATTAATATATACAGCATTATCAAGAGCAATCGAAAGTGTAATCGTTGTTATATAATATCTCTTAGTAACAAAATAATTTATTTGAAAGGAAGCATTATGGCAAATAACAGAAATACTTATCAGCAAATTCAAACAGTATCTGTATCTAGAGAAAGATTACTAGATATGGCTACTAATGTAGATTACAATAAGAAAGACTTCAGAGTCTTCTTAGCGTTACTTACTCAGCTTGATGGATACACGGTTCCAAAGAAATTAAATAAAGACCATCAAGACCCATTGAATTTTAAGAAGATAGATAAAGAAGCATTAGCTGATTTATTATGTCTGAGTAAGAAAGAAGTCAATAAAGCGATTGATAAACTGTATGAAGATGGGTATATTGAAAAAGGTGATAATCAAACAATAAAGAACGGATATAGATTTACTTTTTAAGTATCCGTAAACTGGCGATATCTAGGTATATATTATTTTTGTGTAAATCACTCCGAAAGGGGACGGTTTATTCATATTAATATTGCCTGATATCGCTCGTGACTTTTGGGTATTGGGCAATAAATAAATTTTTGGAGGTTAATAGTATGAATAACCAATTTAAGAAGAGTGGCGATGGTAAGCTTACCTATATGCCACAGTATAACTACAATAACAGGAAATCTGAGGCACCTGTTATTGAGGTAGTAAAAGAAAGACCTCAGAAAAAATCCGATGATCTTAGTTTAACCACTAAGATCAAATCATTTATCTTGCTAATAGGAGCAGTTATCCTAGTGGGCATTGCTGGTAGGTCTGAGACCGACCCGACATTCTCAGACAAGTTGCTCATACTATGGTCAATATACGACCTTGCTGGTTGTATGTTGGGTGTCGTACTTGTGAATATATTAAAGGAGGTATTTAAGAAATGATTACTCATTTAATATATTTAGCTGGTGTAGGTGACGATGATGATTGGTGGGATGTAGAGATTGGTATTTGCGACTAATCTCTACATCCCTGGCTAGAGTATGAATGAACATACTCTAGCCTTTAAACCAATAATCAATTAAACTATTATCTTATATATTATTTTTTTGTATTCACATATTATTTTTATGGAAAGGAAGCTGATATGAAGGTTGTGATATCTTCATTACTTTTTTCTATAGGAACTTCTTTAAAGGTAAGTATGAGATTAAATACTAAGATTGATGAACCTAATACACCAGATATTATGACAACTTCTGTTTGGTTAGGTAATGAATATATTAGACTTACTCTCAACCCTTATTTAGAATTTGATTTTAGGAATAAGTATGATTACAAGAAAGAAACTAATAAGGCACTAAAAACTATAGCTGTGTCTAGAAAGGACGTATTTTTATTAATATATAAATTAAAGAAATTACTAAAAAATATGTGTTCGGATAATGGATTATTCTATTATGATAACGAACAGAATTTAAAATTGAATATTGATAAGTCTGAAGAATATAAAGTAGTTCATACTACTGTATATAATGATATGATGGAATTTAAGCCATTAGTAATCAAACCAACAGACAATATGGTTTATGAGGGTATTGTTATTATACTGAGGAATGACGTTAGTATATATTCGTTTATGACTACAGAAGAATTATCTTATTTCATATATGAATTAGATAGAATTAACTTCTGTACTTTATCAACAGAATTGTTTAATACATATATTAATATTTCTGGTAAAACTAATAATCAAAGTATAAAAAATAATACTCAAACTCAACAGAATTTATCTAAAGTAAAAATAGATTCTGTTGAATCAACTAGTACTAATCTTAGGTATAATAATACAGTACCTGAGATATAATAAAAAATAAAGTGAGGTTTATAATGAGCAAGAAAGAAAACAAAATCAATTTTCCACAATATGTAAGTGGAAACGCAAGAGCAGTATCTGTAGTAGGTTATATAACTGATAAAAAAGCAGATTATGAAGATGGTAAAGGCTATCTTGATGATGATGGATATATTTGGATTTTCTGTAGTATGGGGAAACCAAAGAATTGTGATGAATATCCATATTTCTGGTATGAAGGAAATAATATAGTTTATTCAATACCAGATGATGAAATCAGAGAGAAATTTAGTGTAGATAATATGATAGATATCTCTTTGGTAAATATTATAGAAAAGACTAAACCTAATGAAGTATTATATGACGAAAAAGAGATTCAGGATATGAATGCGGCTGCATCTTTCTATGTGCCGATAATTAATGAGAGTGATGACTTCTTGAAAAAGATAGTTAAGAATACTATCATTACTAAAGGTATAGATATAAATAGATTAAAAGGTAAGACAGACCAGAAATATGTATTACCTAATATGAAAGCTGCTTTAGAGAATAAGACAAAGATGTCTGTTGTATATTTCTGCTGTTGGATGGAATTACTTGGTTGTGATTTCCAGATAGATATAGTAGATAATGGATTAGATACAACTAATAGACTTACAACTGATTTGATTTATACATCAAGTTCAGATAAGGTTTATAAGAATCTTAACGGCGAATTAATCGAATTGTATAATAGTAACAAAGGGGATGATGACAATGAAGTGGATTAAAGATACACTAAGTAAAATTAAATCATGGTTAATCTGGGCTTTTACTGTAGAAGAAGAAATCCCAGAAACGGAATGTGAAGATAATGTAACTACATATGATGAAAGATATTTCTGTGAATTAGACCAAGAAGTATTAAATCTAAAGATGTTACCATTATATGGTGAAATAGCCAGTTATTTAACTGGTGTTGGTTCAAAGAATATAGTATATGGTATAAAGTATTTTAATGTAGAAGAAATTGATGTAGGTGATTATACTATAATAAATAGAATAAATGAAATTCAAAGAAGTATGTGCTTAACTAAAGTATCTACTATTCTCAATAAAGAAACTTCTGAGAAAGAATTTATTACTACTTATAGTATATTTAATAAGGATAAAGAAAATAATCTGCTTAAGATAACTTTAACAACTTATTTCAAATCATTATCGTTTAATAATAATGATAGATTTAAGTTGTTTGAAGCTAGTACAATACTGGCAAATGGTTTCTTAAAGATTCAAGAAGTTGATAATATAACTAGGTATGAAAATACTATAGAGTCTTTTAAAGAAATCAATCAGCTTACTAGAAAAGAACTTAATGTAGAAGTAAATACATATGGCAATATGGGAGATTTCCAGACACCTACACTAATGCAATATATTAATAGTGAAGAATGTGAAGTAATAAGTAATGCAGATGATAGTTGTAAATATAGTTGTCACTATAAAGAAGACTTGGAGAATTTAGTATTTAACATAATCAGGAAAGAGGTTGTATAAGTATATGAAATTAGATATAGATAATTATAACATGGTAGAAACTAAGAAAACTAAGTTACATGGAAAATTCGTGCCAAGGGATATCTCTTGGCTCGATTTTAACCAAAGAGTTTTAAGTTGTGCTCTTAAGAGTAATATACCTTTAAATGAAAGAATGAATTTCTTAGGTATTACTGAAAGTAACTTAGATGAATTTATAGGTGTTAGATTTTCTAATGCTTATAATAATAAAGATGAAGAACCTTATAAAGAATTATTAAAAGGAATAAAGAAGTTCTTTAGTTATCAGAACTCTACATTCCAGTTATTAATTAAGGAGTTAAAGAATAAGCATAATCTTAATTTAACAACTCCAGATAAACTTTCTAAGAAAGAGAAAGATAAATTAAAAGAAGTATATGATGAGATGATTTTCCCATTAATAACACCTATTGATATTAGTGATGGAAATTATAATATACTTTCAGGCACAGTATGTGTATCCGCTATAGTAAAAAGAAATGGTAATGATAGATTAGTAATAATCCCATTATTAAATAATATAGGAAGGATATACCAGATTTGTGATAATATCCTTTTATTAGAGGATATTATCACTTACTTTATGAAAGATACTTTATTTATTAATCAAGAAATAGTATCTACTGGAGTATTTAAAATAATTAAAGATGCTTCAGTAATATTATCTCATGATGAAAGTAGATTTATAGTAGATAGAATGATTGATACTCTTAATATGAGAAATACTTCTAAAGCGTTATTCTTAGAGTTAAGAGAAAATACTGATGATGAAATGGAGACATTATTATCTTCCATATTTAAAATTCCTAATGGTCATATTTATAATAAGAAAGCTATTATAGATTATAAGGTATTATCTAAAGATAGAATTCTTGATAGTAAAAATAACTATAAGGGATTTGAGCCATTTAAGTATGAGAATTATGAGAACTACTATAATATATTTGAGGCTATCAATAATGAGGATATTCTATTACATCACCCATATGACAGCTACGATACAGTAGTTAAATTCATTCAGCATAGTGCAATGGACCCTAATGTAGAAGTAATTAGACAAACTCTTTATAGAGTATCTAGTATTAATTCTCCTATAGTAAATGCATTATGTGATGCTGCAAGAAACGGTAAATCAGTAGTAGTACTGGTAGAGATAAAAGCTAGGTTTGATGAAGATAATAATATAAAAGTTATTGAGAAACTCCAGAGAAATGGAGTTAAAGTTGTACTGGGTGAAGAGTATCTTAAAACTCATTGTAAAATGTGTATAGTAGTAAGAAGAGAAGGGAATAAACTTAAGATATATTCTCATGTAGCTACTGGAAATTATAATGAGAAAACTGGCAAGTTATATACAGATTTATCTTACTTTACTTCTAAGCAAAAGATAGGTAGAGACTTATTAATGATATTCAGTATCCTTACTGGTAATAATAAACCAGATGAAAGTCTTAATAAAGTTTTCTATGCCCCTGTAAATTTAAGGAAGCAATTGGAGAAATGTATTGATAGAGAAATATCTCTAGCTAAGAAGAATAGTAAAGCTGAAATATTTATTAAAGTAAATTCATTATCCGATATAAGAATGGTTAATAAACTTTATGAAGCAGCTGATGCTGGTGTTAAAGTAAAAATAATATGTCGAGGAGCTTGTAGTATTATTCCTAGAAAGAATTTAGAAGTAACTTCTATAGTAGGAAGATTCTTAGAGCACAGTAGAATATATTACTTTAAGAATGGTAAACACCCAGAGTACTATATAAGTAGTGCTGACTTATTAACTAGGAATTTGGATAGAAGAGTAGAAACTTTAATATCATTAACAGAGTCTAATGTAATAGAAGATTTGAAATGGATTATCGAGGTTCTAAATAATGACCAATCTAATAGTTATAAGTTAGACGAAAAGGGTAAATGGAGTAGAATAAAAGGTGATTTCGATTCCCATCAATGGTTTATTGACCACACTGATGAAAAGAAGAGAAAGAAGAAATGGAAATAAAGTTATGGTTATATAACATTTTAGTAGAAGTAATAAGGGAAATATCATTATGACACATGAATATGAAAAGAAAATCCCTATTGACGGGAAAAGTAGTTTGATGCAAATCAAACGGTAGCTTCCAATTTAATACAAACAGGTTGTTTATTATGTAACAAGCAACCTGGATATAAAAATCTCCAAAGAAAAAGAAAACGTTTTTTATTATTACTCACCTTATTACTTCGAACCTCACAAATAAGACCGATGGATTTAATTTATAATCCATCGGTCTATTCTTTTTTTATTTTCTCTTAACTAAACCCCCTAAAAACATTGGTGTAATGGGTTATACCTAATAAATATACTTAAGAAAGGTTGGTAAATCTATGGCTAAAAATGGACCTGGTGCCAATTTTTTAAGAATGTCAAATAAGAATATCAATACCAAATGGCTACAATCGGCTATGAAAAGTATTGGTATTAGTACAAAAAACGTAATAAGAACTATAACCCCCAACTTATATGATACTGTAACTAGTGGTGCAGAAATCGGTAGAGATTTCGTGTCATACACTAGACAGAATTTATCTTCAATAGATAAAGTATCCAATACAATCAGGGGTAATAAATATGTACAATATGCTGAAAAAGCATATAAAAATGCATTAACCGATATTAAGTCTGGTAATCTCAATAACGATGAGAGAGCAATGAATGCCATGATGGGCAGTTTTGGTATGGGCGATGACAGTGATGGATTTAGCTTTGGAGATGATGGTGGAGATAGTGGTAATACATATAACGTATATCAAAACACAGGAACATCTGAAGCAGTACTGAAAATAAGTGAACAAATTTCAACAGGTCAAGTAGCCCAAGTTAAGATGCAAAAAGCATCTATGGATGCATACATATCAGTGCAATCAACTATGATGCATCAAATGGCAAAAAACCATGCTGAGATAGTTAATCATCTAAGTAATATACATTCAGAATTATCTTCTATAAATACTTTCAATAGTGAGAATATGACTAAATTTATAGAAGGGTCTTTAGCATTCTATGAGAAAGTCGGTAGAATGAAAGAGGCTGAGAGTAAGTCAGATGATAAAATAAAAGTCGGCGATATTTTAGCTAGTGATAAAGGTGGATTAAATTTACGAAATTATAAAGATTTTGTTAAGCAAAATATGAAGGAAGCCTTTAAAAAGACTAGTATAGGTATGGCTGCTGGTTTGCTTAATAATGATATGGTTATTGAGCAATTAGTAAATAACCCTTTGGGTATGGCTACTGAAAGTTTAGTATCGTGGATGATGCCAAAAATGCTAGCTACAACATTAGAAGGACTTGAAAAGACTTATAATCAAGCTGTTCCAAAAATGTTAGCAAAACTTGGTGAATTAGCAGATACCAGTGGAACTGATATGGTATCAAGCTTGAAAAGATTTGTCGGTGAGACATTTGGGTCAAGGTCAAAACGACAAGAAAAGTTTAGTAAAGCTGATGTTAATAGAGATGCAATTCCATTTGATGGAGAAACAAAGCATGCTATTACAGAAATAATTACTAAAGAACTTAGAGAGCAGACTTCATTATTGAAGGTTATTGCTGGGAAAAATAATAAGAAAGCATTAGCTGAAGCAAGAAATATGGAAGAGTTTTACGATTATAAGACTGGAAAGTATGTTAATCGTGATACTATCAACATGAATCTTGCTACAGATATTCAGAATTCTATATACGCAGCGGTCAAAGATACGGACTTTGGTGAAAAGGTTAGTAAGATAATAAGTGACCTTAAAAAGCCCGAAGATATGACTAATGAAAAAGAAGTAAAGAAATATAAGGATACTAAAGCTGAATACGAGCGTACAATAAAAGAATTATTTGTAAAGCTTGAACGTGAGAAGCGTAGTATTAATATATCCGTACTAATGGAGTTAGTAAACTCTCTTGGAGCACATTCATCTGTTAAAAATAATCTTCTTGATTATATAACTAGAATGTATGCTAGCGACCCAGATAGTATAAATAGTGCAGATTTAGCTAATCTAAATGCCCGTACTGAACGTCAAAATATGATGGATATAATTACTGGTAATAGAGCTACCAATAATCTTAATGCATCATTATTCATGGACATGAATGCTGATGAAGCATTAGATAAGATTCTCGGATATGGAAAGTATGCGAAATATAAAGGAAAAGGAAGACGATTATCATCTGCAAAAAATGCATATAAAAACGCTGACTTTGATGAGCATGACAGACAAGTTATGGAACAGGGATATTCTAATGTCCCTGGTGCTAGAGGTCCTGTTGGTAGTATCCAAGACACTCTAAAAAACTTTGGAAATAACTTTATGACTGCTATTAGAAATGGTCGTCAAACCGAAGGAGATAATGTAGCTCAACTAACAGGTACGATTAAAGGTGTTAGTAAAGGTGCGTTTGATACTGTTAAATCATTCCTTACAGGAGATATGCAAGGTCTTATTAGTAATAGTGCTAAATTTGTAGAGAATACATTTAATGATATTACTATAAGAGCTAAGAAATTTTTCTTCGGTAATGAAGATGAAGACGGTAAAATGAAGGGTGGAGTACTATCTGGATTATATAATAACGTAAGAGGATTTTTTAACGATACAATAGACCAAGTCAAAGATAATTTCAAATCAATAGGTAGTTCTATCAAAGACGGAATTATGTTCAAAATTTTTGGTAAAGTAAAAGACCCAGAAACTGGAGAATATAAAGACGACCCTAATAAAGAAGGTGGAACTAGTTTATTTGATAAAGCTAAAGATATATTTACTTCTGGAATTACTGGTTGGACTAAAGCTTTTTTTGGAGATGATGGTACTGAAGGTAGTTTAGAAGAAGGTAAAAATAAAGCTAAAGAAGTATTAGGATTTCTTAAAGATAATGCTGGTGCTGGTGCAACAGGTGCTGCTATAGGAGCTATTGGTGGAATATCAATGGGTGGATTACTTGGTACTGTAATCGGTGGTCCATTTATAGGTGCAGGTGTTGGTGCTATAACTGGTTTCTTATCTAAGAGTGAGAAATTCCAGAAATTCTTATTCGGCGGAGAAGATGAAGACGGTAATGAAGTAAAAGGACTTATATCAAAACAAACACAGAAATTCTTTAAAGATAATAAAGAGCATTTAGTTGGTTCAGCTGCAGTTGGTGCTATGGGTGGTATGCTAACTGGTGGTGGTCTATTAGGAACATTGGTTGGAGGTCCTGTTGGTGGTGCTATAATGGGACTTGCAACAGGAGTCTTAGTGAAGTCAGACATGTTCCAGAAATTCTGGCTTGGCGACCCAGAGAAAGGTCAAAAAGGATTCCTTAAAGGAATTAAAGATGCATGGTCTGCTAATTTTGCTGGAAAAGGTGAAGATGCAGAATCATTAGGTGCACAAGGTTCTCAGATATTGGGTATGGCTGGAACTGGTGCTATAGCTGGTGGTATAATGGGTGCACTTATGGGTGGACCTATAGTTGGTGCTATTGCTGGATTAAGTTTAGGTATAGCTTCTCAAGGTAAGAATTTAAAAGAATTCTTCTTAGGAAAAGAAGAAGGTCTAAACTTGGGTGATGGTACTATGACCAAAAAGCAAGGTGTATTTGGTGTTATTGGAAATTATATAAATGCAAATATATTAGGTCCATTAAAGACAGAATTCAAATATATCATGGCAGATGGGTTGAATGTATTACAACATAAAATCCTTGCACCACTTGGATTTGCTGCTGAATTTGTTGCTGGTAAATTAGGTGGTTGGGTATCTAATATAACTAACTCTGTTGGTGGTATATTAACAGATGTCGGATTATCTATAAAAAATGAACTTGGTAAAATGATAGCTCCAGTAACAGAAGCTGCCGGAGAACTCCTAAGCAAAGGTGTTCATACAGTATATACTGCATTATCTACTGCAGCAAAAGCTCCTGGTGCTATAATAACTGCTACAATTAAAGCATTTAACCTTAAAGAGAAATTTGATAATCTTCTACCAGTAAGAGTACTTAAAGCATTTGTAAAAGATGTTGGTAATCTTATTAAAACTGGTATCACTAGTGGTATTAAAATGCTATTTAGTGGACTTTTCAAAATACTTAAGATGCCATTCACATTGTTAAGTGGTGTTGCAAAAGCAACAAAGTGGGTTGGTAAGCAAGTTGGAAAAGTTAAAGTTGGTGACCAAACTATTGGAGAAAGAGTTCAAGGACTAAAAGACAAATTCTCTAATACAGAATGGGCAAAAAGATTCAGAGAAGAGATGGGAGAGAATGGATTCTTCGGTGACCTTCGTGAAAGAATGAAGCTCAATGTTGCTGACTATAAAGAGAAGAAAGAAAAAATACTAGCTGATTATAGAAGAAATAAAGAATTAGATGAGAATGCTAAAATAATTACAAAAGCATCAAAAGGTCAATTTGGAGCAGATACTAATGAAGCAAGAAAATGGTTACAGTATAATGACCCTAGAGCATTTGCTAAATTAAAAGGAAATTCTCGTGATATGACGATGGATCAGCTTGCAAATGCAGATCCAAATAAATTACCTAATGACGATAAGCAGGTTTATTTCTTAAAGCATATATCTGATGCAGTTGCATCGATTGTTGCAAATATCAAAGGTGAATCTAAGCCAATAAATAATACCGCTCAAGCTGCAAATGCAATGAGTGCTTTAAACGCTATGAGTGATGATGACTTAAAGAAAAAAGCTGAAAGTATGGGTATTATGTTCGACGAAAACGTTACTGCCGATGAGTTAAGAACTCGAATCGGTAATGCTATCGAAGGACAGAATGGTAGAGAAACTGCTCCTCCTACAGTAGGTTCTCAAATAGGAAATGATATAGCTAGACCTGTTGCAAATGCAGTAAAGTCAGTTAAAAAAGGTATTAAAGGTTCTCATTTACTTAATGAGTTTAAGCATATAGGTAAATATTTAACTGGTGGTAAAATCACACGATTCATAATGGATCAAACTCATGGTAAATTTGATTCCGATAATAATGAAGCTAGATTGTGGTTAAAGCAAAATAACAGAAAAGCTTATGTCAAACTATTAAAAATGACTGGTACTGAAGACAACATCAATGAAGAAGATGTTAATGAAGTTCAAGATGCAGCTATTGAATCTGGTGAGAATGTAGAACAGCACTTTGTTGGTGGTCTTATTAAATCAGGGTTATCTCTTGTCGGAGAAGCTGGTGCTGAGCTTATTAATGTTGGTAAGAAAGGTGTTGAAGTTCTTTCTAATAAAGCTACTAAAGCTGCTACAAAAGCAGTTAAACGTGGTAGAAGAACTTTTAGTTCATTCTTCAGTAATAATGAAGAGAAAAAAGATAATAGTGCAGAAGAATTATCTGATGAAGACAGAAATGCCAGAATGGTTAATGCTAATACAGCAATAGGTGCTGCTAAGAATTCAGCAGATCATGCTGCTGCTGTAGCAGATGCTGCTAAGATATTGGTAGAAGCTAGAAATGACATGGCTACTGATAATCAGAAGAAAGCTTTAGATGAAGCTAAAACTGCTAGTGAAATAAGAAAAGAGAAAGAAGAAGAGAAAGCTAAACTTGAAGAGAAGCAATATCGTGAAGATATGGTTAAAGCAACTAAAGAAAATGGTGGTGCTGTTAATAACTTCAAGAAAGGCTGGGATGCTATCTTCTCTAAGAAAGGTTTGATTACTGCTGGTGCATTACTAATTGGTGGTTGGTTAATTAAGAACTTCCCAGGAATGATGGGAGCTTTAATTAATGGAATTGCTGGTATTGGTAGTAAGATTGCTGAGCTTATTGGTGGAGCTGGTGGTGATGCCATAAAAGATGCTGGTTGGACTCAAACAAATGCAGCTAGAACCAATGGCAACACTATGGAAGAGCAAGCCAAGTATGAGATAGACGAAATTAAGAAAGGTAATATCTTTACTAATTCAATGGGAGAAGCAACCCATCATACTGAAGGTAGACTCAAATTAGGTTTCAATGTAGGAAGAGCTTTACTTGGTGCTAAAACTTACAACAAGGGTATTGGTAAAGGCTTAAACATGATTGGTGGAGCTGCCAAGAATATTGGTGGTAAAGTCGGAAATGCCTTATTTGGTAAAGAAACTGTAACTCAGGTAGTTAAGAATAATGCAGATGATGCCGCAGAAGCAGCATTACGTGCAGCAAACGGTCTTGCAGATAATGCTGAATTATATGATACAGTCGTAACTGGTAAAAATGGTATAGTAACCAAAGCTATGAATAAAGTTGGTAGTGTAGGTGATGATATTGGTAAAGCAATATCTCAGAAAGCTGCTGCTGGCGATGGCTTATTATCAAAAATCTGTGGATATATTGATAATTTCTTCAAAATGATTACAGATAAATTTGCCAAAAAAACTGGAGAAGAAGTTACTGAGAGAGTATTTAAGTATGGACCATCTAGTATTATAAAAGCTCTAAAGAATTCATGGGATGATATAGCTGAAAAAATGGCAGCTAAGATATCTGCAATTACTGGCGGACATGTAACTGGTGCAGCTATTACAGCTGGTTTAACTGAAGTTGCATTTGCATCATTAAATGCGTTAAATGGATTATCTGGTACTGCTAAACTTTTCCAAGTACCTCCAGATAAAGTTGATGGTACTATGAAAATTATTGCTAGTGTATTTGGTGCTGTCACTGGTACACTAATTGGTAGTATCATTGATGTTGTATTTTCAATGGTTGGAAGTATTATGGGTGTAGACCTATTACATTCAATGGCTGTTGGTCTTTATAAAGTAATAGTTGGTTCTGATTCAGAAAAAGCTAAAGCATTAGATAGTGCTCAAGATGAATGGCATAATGCTTATCTTGGTGAAAGAGATGAAAAGCTTCGACAGCAGTATGAAACTCAGAAGAGAGCTGGTATTATAGGAGAAGATGTAACTTATGAGTTGTTTGAGCAAGGTGTAAAAGATGGTACCTACCAAGCATCATATGATTCCTTCTTAGACTGGAATACTAAAAAGAATGGTTCTCTTATGGATAAGGGAGCTACTATTGTGGGTAAAGCTGTTAAAGGAGCTGCTTTCAAGTTTGGTAAATTCTGGAAAGGAGATACCAGTTATACAGACGATAAAGGAAATACATACAAGAAAAATCAAGATGGTACATATCAAGTTACTGGAGCTGATGGTACTGATTTAGGTTACGTTAGTGCAGAATCGGTTGATGTTTCTCAGATGACAGAAAATAAGACTGAGGGATTTGGTGCTAAGGTTGCAGAAACAGCAGGTAAAGTAGCAGGTAGTGTAAAAGGATTTATTGGTAAGCATAAAGGTGCTATCATTGGAATGGCATTAGGTGGACCTGTTGGTGCTGTTGCTGGACATTTTATAGGTAAAGGATTAAATGCTTTATTCTCCAAAGATAAAGATGTATTCTACGATGCAGATGGTTCTTTCTATGATACAAGTGGACAGCATTATACTGCAAATGGAACTAAACTTGATAAGATTGAAGATACTAGACTTCAATACATGATAAATAGTGGTCAATTAGAAAAAGGTACTTATACATTTGAAAAATCTAAGTTTGAAGAGATTACTGGTAAAGCTAAAGAAGTATTATCTGGTGCTTGGAAAGATGCCTCTAAGAAACTTAGTGAATTATGGACAGGAATATCTGATAATGCTAAAAAAGTAGGTAATTTCTTAAGTGAGCATAAAGCTGGTGTTGTTGGTGCCGTTATTGGTGGACCATTAGGTGCTTTATTATTAGATAAATTATTCAGTAAAAAGAAAGTTTGCTATTATGCACCAGATGGCTCTTATTATACTGGTGATGGTAAGCATTATAGTGCAAGTGGTGATTTACTCGAAGAAGGTATTGATAATGATATAATTATTGCTAAGATTACAACTGGTCAGTTAAAGCAAGGTACTTACGAAGCAGAAAAATCTGATGGACAGATGTTAATCGAAGGTGGTAAGAAAGCCCTTAGTGATGCATGGGGTAAAATAAGTCCTGTATTATCTGATGCTTGGAATGGTTTTAAAGAACACGTTGGTGGACCGCTAATGAATGTTCTTAAGGGTGGATTTAATTCATTAAAAGATGAAGCTATATCTAAATTCAAAATGATGATGAATATATGCTGGATTGACTCAGATGGTTCCTACTATGTACAAGCTGGAGAGAAATACAACCATTATACATCTACTGGTGATTTAATGGGAGAAGGTATCGATAGAGAAAGAGTTGATACTCTCATTGCATCAGGTATGCTTGTAAAAGGTGAAATACCTTTAGCTCAAAGATGGGGCGTTAAGTATAGTGCAAATATGTCAATACTTAAAGATCAATGGGGTAAAATTTCTGGATTATTCGGTGATGTAGCTAAAACTGTAGGTAATGTCGCTGGTAAATTCTTTAAGAAAGTTACTGATAAAGGTGGAGATATCCTAGGATTCTGGAGTGGTCTTACTGGTGCTAAAACTAAGAGAACTGCTTGGTATTATAATGATGGCTCATATTATGTAGCATTTGGTAATACATACACATACTATAACCCATTAGGTGATATAATACAGGAAAATATTCCAAAAGATGATGTACAGAGAATGATTGCTTCTGGTTTACTTACAGAAGGAGAAGCTCAAGTTAAAGATAAGAGAATAGCTAATGCTGCTAAGAGTATTGGTGATAGTGCCAAGAGCTTAATGGATAAAGGCGTTAATGCTGCTAAAGATGCTTGGAGTAAATTTACAAGTTGGTTAAGTGGTGGCAAAGGTGGTAATGGAGTTGGTGGATATGGAAAAGGTATTTCTAAGAATCTTCCTATTGGTGGATTTGGTGAAGTAGTAAATGGCGCATCATACTTCTCACAGAATGACCCAAGATGGGCTGGTAAAGCTTATAATATGGGTGCAGATAATGCTACTATGGGAAATGCAGGTTGTGGACCTACTGCTATGGCAATGGCTGTTAATACAGCTAAAGCAAGACAGGAAGTTACACCTATGCAAATGGCTAGTATGGCTAAGATGACTGGTAATAGAGATAATACTGGTACAAATAGTAAGTTTATTGGTCAAGCAGCTGCAATGAGTGGATTATCTACTTCTCAAATTGATAACCCTAGTGGATTTGATATTTCTAATCGTGTTGCTTCAGGTAACCCAGTAGTCTTATTAGGTAAAGGTGGAAGCACTTATACTAATGCAGGACACTATGTAGTTGCAGTAGGACAAGATAACAGTGGAAATATCTTAATAAACGACCCTAGAGGTAAGAGTTATTCAAAAGCAGTTTCTCCTAACCAATTAAACGGAAATACTATTTCAGCATGGTCTGTAGGTAATATGGACCCATATATAAGACAGATGGGTCAAGCTAAGTATGGTTTCATAAAAGGTGGTAGAGGTGGTATTACATCATCTAAGATTATTGAAATTGCTAAGGGCGAACTAGGATATCTTGAAAAGATGAGTACCAGAAATCTTGATGACAAGAAAGCTGATGCAGCTAGTCAATCTGGACCTAATAACTTTACTAAGTATGCTCGTGATGTTGGACACGCAAACGGACAACCTTGGTGTGCTACATTTGTAGTGTGGGTATTCGAACAGGCTGCTGGTGGTGATAAAGGTCTTGCATCTAATACATTATATGGTGCTACTACTGCAGGATGTGCAGCAAATGTAAGTAAATTTAAGAAAGCTGGTAAATGGTTAGAGCCGTCACAAACTCCAAAACCAGGTGATGTTATCTTCTATAAGAAATCACATACTGGTGTTGTTGTTGGTGTAAACGGAACTACTGTATATACTATAGAAGGAAATACCTCCCCAGATAATAAAATAGAACGCGATGGTGGTGCTGTTTCTCTTAAAACAAGAACCGTTGGTGCTACTGGTATTTTAGGTTGGGGTTCAACTGATGTAACAGTTGATGCCAATATGACAGACGCATCAAGTGTATCAAGTGATGTTTCTGGAATAGCTTCCTCAACACCAAGTAGTGGTGGAGCTACTACGACTGGAAGCATGAGTATGCAACCTCAAAGCAAATTCAGTCAGTTATCTTCATTATTCTCAGGATTAATGAGTGAGGCTGGTAGTAGAGCTATTGCTGGTGATTACAGTAATACAGATTACTCTTCAGTTATTAATCCAATAATTAATCCAACAGCTGGTTTAGAGGTACCTGGAGAAGCTGCTATGTCAACAGGTTCATCTGAGGCAACTGGATTCCCAACAGCAGTATCTAGTGGTCAAAAGATACCACCTACATCAGCAGATATATTACATAAAACGGATATTAAGAAACTTCCGATGTTAGACCAGTATAGTATTGAGAAGATAATTTCTACTAGATTAGCTGGTAAGGATTCTGTAGTTAAAGTATCTGATGCTGCAGCAATTAAAGCTGCTCAGGATAAATATGGAATTAGTGCACTTGCATTATTAGGAATTGCTACTCAAGAATCTGGTTTGGGAACAAGTAATATCGCTAAGAAAAAATATAACCTTTGGGGTTGGGGTGCTACTAATGTAAATCCAACAGGTAATGCTAAACAATGGTCAAGTGTTGGTGAAGCATTTGATGGATATACATTTGCACTTAATAAAACTTACTACACAAAGAGAAATGAAAAATCTATTTTAGATATTTCAGGACTTGGTGGTGGTGCTAAGATAGGATATGCATTCGTAGATAACGCTGGTAAGATACCTGATAAGCAATGGGGACCAAATATAAGTAAAGCTATGAGTAAGTATCTTGACTATGGTCTTACAGCATCTGCTAATACAGGTGGTTCTGGAACCGGTATTAGAAGAAGTAGTGGTACTTCTAATTTATCTGGTAGAGATATGACTAGAATGAGAAGAGCTACAAATAAAGCTAAGTCTTCTATGACTGGTGGATTTGGAGCTAGTGTATCAACTAGTGACTTATTATCATCTACAACAAATAGTAGTTCAAATATAGGTAACTATATTAGTACTACTCCAGATAATACAACAGAAGAGATTTTAATAAATGCTCTTGAGATATTAGCTACAATAGCAGTTAATACAGGTAGTGCATCAAGCAAGTTGGATATGCTCAATAATTTGAGAAATACGTCTATTAGTAATGGTGGAACTAATAACATAGTTGTTACTGGTGCTAATGGAAATACAGCTCAGAATTTTAATGCAAATACAACTGGCGTAAATAATGTATCTAAAAATGAAATAAGTGCTAGAGCTATAGCTAAAGGCGGATATTAATTATCCAAAAAACAAGTGGATAACCTTAGGTATTTCCTAAGGTTATCCATTATTTATATAAAGGTGGGTAGATTAATGGCTAGAGGCGTTAAGAAAAAAAGTGGTGGTGGTTCTAAGAAAAAAACTACCAGTTCAAAGAAAAAAGAAGTTATACGAAAAGAAAGTAAGCGTGCAAAAACTTACTCTAAAAAAACAACAAAAACACGTAGTGGTAGAAGAAGAAGTTCTTCTGGATCATCTTCTACTTCAAGAGGTATATCTAATCTATCAATGAGGTTGTTTGGAGTACCATATCAATTTCCTGAGGCAGTAGACCCTAGGGTATCAGGTATCTCAAAAGACATTGGTAGAAATTTTACAGAAAATATATTATTAGAAGCACCGATATGTACAGTTATACCAGGTGTACCAGCATTCTTACCTACTGGTGATAAAGCTACTAAAATGACTACAGCTCAAGCATTATTAAGTGCTAGTGCAGAAGACCTCGGTGGATTAGTTGGTGAGAAATTAACCGAGAATGATATGAAACTATATGACTTTAAACCAGCATATATGGATTATATGGATTACGTGAATGTAATGTGTAGATGTGGTGCAGTATTCTTAAAGATTGAAGATACAACAGAAGGATTACCTAATGGAAAAGATAGTCAAAACGCATTTCATACATATAACTGGAAAAGTTATAAATGGAATAATCTTGCCACAAAATCAATATTCAGTCGTGTTCGTAAAGCAAAAATTACAAGATTAAAAGATATAAATGATCATGATTCATCAGAAGAAACATTATCATCATTATCAAAAAGCTATGGGTACGTACAGTTTTATATAGATTCTGAGGTGTCACCAGATGAAAGTCTATCGAATACTACAACTGCATCATCATTCAAAGGTATGCTTGACCAAGGTTCAAGTATGTTAAAAGAAGTTGCATTTATGGCAAATACTGGTGGTATTGATACGAAGACATTGCAATCTTTTACCGAAGGTGTTACATCAGCTATGCAAGGTGGTGTTAGTGCAATACTTGGTTCAAATGGTATAGGAAGTGCAGTTAGTAGAATAATAAATCTTGGGTCTGAAACTTTAAAGGGTAATAATCTTATAATACCAGATATATACCAAAATAGTGAATATTCCAAGAGTTATTCATTCACGGTACATTTAAAAACTCCATATGGTACTAGGTTTGGATATTATTATGATATATTTGTACCATTAATGCATTTATTGGCATTAGTTATGCCAAAACAGCAATCTGCAAACTCATTCAATTCACCATTCTTAATGAAAGCGTATGTAAATAATACATTTACGTGTAACCTAGGAATAGCTAGTTCAATAAGTATTCAAAAAGTATCTGATTCATATAGTACATCAGGACTCCCTTCTGAAGTAGATGTAACTATACAAATAAATGACTTATATTCGGATCTAATGATGTCATCTGCGAAACATCCTAAGATGTTTTTATCAAATACATCATTAGTTGAGTATTTAGCAACGACATGTGGATTAGATTTGACAAATCCAAATATGGATTTAAAATGGGGTAATCTTATAAATACATATAAGAATAGTGTTATAGATACAGTAGCTAATGTACAAAATGCATTTAATACTGCAGGCTTTAGGTTGATAAAAAGCGTAACCGATATGGCTAACCCATGGTAATACAGTTATGAATATAGAAAAAGAATATAATAGTATATATGGTGATATTCCAAAATTTAATAATGAACGTGTCGAATATATACTAAACCGTGTAAACTTGAGTAGAAGTAAAAATAAAGTATATGATGAAATAGAACGTATTAATTCAATTAAGTGGAAAAAGAAATCGTTTGTCTTATATATGATACCTAAAGCTACACCAAGACCAAGAAGTGGTAAAAACGGTGTATTTTACGTTAAAGGAGCTTCAGATAATAAAAAATTCTTTAAGGATTTTATAAAAGATAAAGAAATTGAATTCATTACAACTCCATGTAAAATAGAATGTATATCATATTTACCAATACCAAAAACTATGTCGTCTGTAGATAAGATATTGGCAGAACTTGGATTTATTAGACCTGTGAGTAAACCTGATTGGGATAATTTAGCTAAAGCATACTGCGATATGATTCAGGGATATTTATTAGACGATGACTCATTAATTATTGAAGGAATATCAAAAAAATATTATTCCATCAAACCTAGAGTTGAAATATCTATAGAATGGATGGAATCACATGATTCAAAATTCAATGAGACAAAACTAAATAATAGAATACATAGATAATTATCTATGTATTCTATTAACTCTTATCCTTCGTAACCATCAGCCCATGAAACCAGTAATCCTTTATTTTTTAAAGGTAATGGTTGTTTTAGAGCTTTTATTCTATAATCACTTAGTATATTTTTTATTTTCATCAGTTGTCCTACTGTATGTGGTATACTATATTTTCTTGCTGTTTTTTCATTAGACATAATATCTATATAATAATCTACCAAGTCTAATTTATGATGAATATATGATAAAATCATCATTCTATCATTTTCATCTTGTATAGTATTTATCTTACTTGCAATATAATCAATTTCAACTGGGTCTATTCTTTTTAACTCTTTCTTAAATAAGAAAAATTCAGTATAATAACCATCTTCTATACTTTTTTGACCACATTCAATAAAGTAATCTAGTCTTCTACTATTAAATGCTGAATTACTTTCATCAGTTCCATATATCTTATCAATATATGACTCTACGATTTCTTTCATCTTATTAGTGAGGACTCCTTCACGGAATCCAAATAATCTAGATTTACTTAATTCTATATTCCTTTTCTCTAAGTCATCTACAGTAGTTAATGCCAATTTAACACCAGATATTATTTTATTATTAATACTCTGAGTACCAGATGCTTTTCCAAGATATACCACTTTTTGTAATGCAGACATAAGGTCTCTTCTATATCCCATTTTTGATACAAAAGAATCTGCCATTATCTCATCTTTAATACTTGAATCAGTTCTTTCATAGTCTGATATACAAGCATCTAATATTGGTATAGACAATATACTTCTGAAGATTTTATCCTTTAACATCATTCTATTACTAAATTTAGATTTTAGTAATTCATACTTCAATATAGTTGATAGTCTGGTTGGTATAGATGTTGATATTACTATATGACCAATTTCATGTAATAACATAGCAGTTAATTCACTCGGTGTAAATGCAATCGGTTTATTGAAAAGAATTCTTTCATCAATCTCAATATCCCAGATTTTATTCAATTCCCATAAACGTTGAATCGCTACTATATCAGAGTCATTGTTACCAATACTACTAATAATCTTATCAACTGTAGTTGTATCTGGGAATACTGACATAATGAAATATAAATCTCTATGATTCTGAGATACTGGTGTTATATTTATATTAAATTTAAAATCAGGTAAACCAGTCTCTAATGATTTTTTTATAGTCTCTAAAGCTTCTAAATTATTCTTATCAGTTTTTAATAATCTAAATGCTTCTTCGATATCATTAATCATATTTCGATTAAGTTTATTAATCATTGATATAATTTCCTTTCTGTTTTTCTAAACTATTAATGCATTGTGTTTTATAGTTTATAATACAATAATTAAATGATTAAAATATTAAGGAGAATGAAAAATGAATTTATTTGAAAAAGTATCTCTGGAGCAGTACAAAAAAGATTTGCTTAATTATTATCCTAAGTTAGCAAATGTAGAAAATATTGAAGAGAGAATAACCAAAATATACGAAGATATCAAATTACCTAAAAGAGGAACTAAAGACTCTGCGGGTTATGATTTCTTCTTACCACACAATATCAGTATTGATTTAGGTGGTGTTATAGTAATTCCAACTGGAATTAGATGTAAGATGGATAATGACTTAGTACTTGAATTATTCCCTAGAAGTGGGCATGGATTCAAATATCATTTAGTATTTGCAAATACTGTTGGTATAGTAGATGCTGATTATTATCATAGTAGTAATGAAGGTCATATAATGATAGAATTAATATATTCAGGATTTGCTAATGATAAACTTGGATATATTAGTATAGATGACGACATTCCAAACCCTACATTATATCCTTTTAAATCAGTAGATATACCAAGATATCTTGATTTTAAGAAAGGTACTGCTGTATGTCAGGGAATACTCACACCATTTAAGAAAACGGAAGGTGATGAAGTGGATACTATTAGAGATGGTGGATTCGGAAGTACCGATAATAGATAAACCTTATAACTATATATTATTTCTTTGTAACTCATTAGTGTCTTGAGTTATAAAGTAAATTTTATATGTGAGGTTAAAAAAAATGAAAGCAAACGTAACAATGAAAGATGAGTATTGGAATCAGGAGTGGCTTTATGTATGTAAGTATAATTCATACTATGATATATTCTATAGAGCTAGTTCTGTGAAAGATACATTTGAGTTTATCCTATATGACAGGGATAAGTCAGAAGCAGATAAAAAATTCTTTCTAATGGCGTATGAACGTGGTATTTTTAGATTTAGGCAAATCTCTCACCTGTTCTTACCGAACATTGAATGTATTTATCCATTTATTAAGAAAGCAGATATTAGGATTAATAATATAGGGTTAGCTCATATAATTAATCTAAAGAAGAATAATCTAATAAATGGAAAATAATCATGTTTAATATGAAGAGTGTAGTAATCTAAATTACTACACTCTTCATTCTTTTTTTTATTTATCGAACTGCTTCTTTATCTGATGTTTAACAACAGCTGTTCCTAACTGAACTCCTAATGTAGCAACTGTTTGCCATATCATTCCAGAGAACCCACGCAACTCTGTACTAACTTCGGTAATTTTTGCTCTATCTTCTGGAGTCTTAGCATTTTCATCACATTTTCTGAATAATGAATCTATATTATTCTTAAGTTTGGTAGATCCATTTTGTAATTGTAAAGCTAATTTGTCTGCAACTTTCCTCTGCACTTTTTTCACTTGTTTATTAACATAGTGCATTACAATAGCTTTTCCAATCATTGCCATAAACATGACTAATATCTTTACAACAGGTCCATTGAATGCTGAAAGAATTCTACCAATGAATCCATTCATCTTATTAGTATTTTCTATTTTTTCCTCAATCTGTGCATCAATCTCAACAACCTCATTTGGGTCTTTTGATTTAGATCCTGTTAATATATACTTTATACCATCTAAAATTTTATTAAACATCTTCTGGAACCAATCAAGAATTCTTGTTATAAGCCCCTTTGATTCCTGATTGTGTTTTTCATCAGCCTCTATATATAAATGCTCCAAATCATCTGGTGTACCATTTTCAATAAAAACTTTTGTTTCTATATCACGTAGAGTTTGATTATATTTTAAATTAAGTAATTTACAAGAGGTATCGATACGAGACCACTCATTTTCTAACATAAGGATATCATTATCCATTAATGCTATACAACTCATATTATATTTCCTTTCTTATAGGTCTTATTAATCGGTTGTTTTTTGAATACCCTTATGCTAGGTAGTTATTTATATTCAGATTCACTTACTAATAAAATAAATTTAAGGAGGCTTATTAATATGCATAAAACAAATTGTAAGATGATTCAAAGTCGTAGAGAATATGAGAAACTTAACAAAATAGAAGATGAGGTGGATGTACTACTTCAATCAGTGTATGAATGGGATGGAAATGAAGACAATATCAAATTGCTTGAAGAATTTAGTGATTTGGTAAAACGTATGAATGGTGGATATATAGCAAATGATGATAAATTAGAATCTATTCATCGTATTAAAAAAATATTTGATGGTATTGAAGATGTTAATCCACTCATTCTTTCTTATCTTAAGATGTGGCTCCACGTTATATATGAGCGTATCACCAAACGATCAGCCGATATAGTAACAAATATAGTTGAAAGTTACGTTACTGATTCTAATAAAAATGATATAATGGAATTCTATTTCTATGTATTAGTAAAATTTTATACCAATGTGTTGGAGACGATTTATGATTAAGATAGACAAAGTTAATGTAATGAATTTCGAGAATGCTATAAGAGGTGCTAGAAACCCTATGAATTCTTGGAATAAAATGGATAGCTACTATGATGAAAATAATAATTTTGTATTAGGAGAGAATGATTTATCATTAGCTACTAGATTAAGGAAAGCAGGAACTGCAGACCATAGAAAATATCTAAGACAGATATTTGTGTCAGCTGATATATTGGCACCAATGTATTGGTGGAAAGAGTATGATACATATAAAGTTGCAACAGTAGCAAACTCTACTTCTACCATGCATAAGATTCATTCTAAACCATTTGAGTTAGATGATTTCTCTCATGAGCATTTAACAGAATATGGATTAGAAACTTTAAAAGAATTAATAAAAGCATTAGAGAATTTTAGATTATGGTATAAAGATGATATGGGTAATAGTAAAAAAGAATGGTATAATATAATCCAATTATTACCAAGTAGTTATAACCAGTTGAGAACTTGTACTTTTAACTATGAGACACTCATTAATATGTATAAATCAAGAAAGAACCATAAACTTGATGAGTGGAAAGAATTTTGTAAATGGGTAGAAACTCTACCATATGCTAAAGAATTGATAATAGCATAGAAACGATATATTATTTACTTGAGTCTATATAAATGATTCAAGTAAATAATATTTTTATTATGAAAGGGGATATGTAAAATGAATTTACAGGAAAGATTTGAAGAATTAAAAAGGTTTGTTTGTATGAACCAAGCCCATGAATTTGATACTATTGTATCTATATTAGATGAACTAGTAAACTCTAGTAAAGACAATGATAACTATAGTATTTTATCAGCATTACTCAGTTTAATAAATGATATGCTTGATAGAGATAGATTAGTTTTATATAGCAGGGCTTGTACACTGGTATTAAATAAGCTATTTATAGAAAGGGTTGTTGAAGTACTTCTTCAATATATTATAGAAGATAAAGAAGGTATTCAAATACATGAACTTCATGAGTTTATTCTTTCTACTGGTGGACAATATAGATTATATAGATACTACGTATCAAGTATTAGTAGTATAGATGAATTAGATGATGGTACCCAATTAATTGATGTAC